CGGTACTCGCGCATCAATGCCTGGGCCTGTCGCAACGCTGTGGCGGCTTCGTTCTCGTTCGCGCTCTGGGCCAGTGCCAGACAGTGCTTGATCTTGCGGATCGCGCGCTCAAGTTTCTTTTCGTCGATCTGTTGTGCGGACATGGGGGATCCTCGCCGGTATAGTTCCGGAATCTACAAGGGAGTGGGTTATGAGTTGGGAAGTTTTTTCTTGCTGGATTGAAAGCCATCCAGGTCTTGCGTCATGGGTGCAAGCAGTGGGATCAATTGGCGCGATATTAGGTGCTTTTGCGATTAGCAACTCGCAGCACAAACGTCATGAAAGGCTTAAAAAAGAAGAGGCCGTTGATCGATTCGAAGCCTATTACGCTGTGCTGAAAAATTCGGTCGAAACGTGTTTATCCGTTGCGCGATTGGCAGAGGAAAAGGTAGCTGACTTCGAGTTTCGAGACGCTTGGAACAAATATTTAGGGGAAACTCTAAGGGCTTCATTGGAGGCCGCGCGTGCAATACCTGTTCATGAACTTTCCGATTATAAGTTAGTTGTCTATTATAGCGGAATAGTCGGCACTATATACAAATTTTGTTCTGAGGTTGAAAGGTATGCGGAAGTTGAACCGAAACAAGATTTAACAATGGCTTTGTACGAAACCTTGAAGTCGCAGTCGGTGCTCATTAGTTTTGATTGGGATAGGTTTCAACAGCGCGCACTGCCCAAACGGAAGAAAGGTAGATCTCAAGATCTCCTATAGTGCATTTTGCAACGTGCTACCTCTATTGATATCGATGCATCTTGCGATTAGAACCAACCTCGCCGGCTGGCGTGATTCGTAGAAGTGGGGTATTTGTGTTCGGCCCGGCATGGAGCCGGATCGGGGGTGAAAATGTCTTTCGATAAACGAACCCAGCGGTTCATCAATGGTCTCGATACGGCGAAGTCACAAGCCGCGGAAGACGGCATAGTGCTGACACCGGAAGAGGTTTTGAAGGCTGCGATGAAAAGAGCTTTAGGATCGAAGACGGTCAAAAAGCGCAAGAAAAAGAAGGGCCGCGGCGGATCACCGCTTCTACCGGGTAGCTTCGAAAGCTCTTCCAGGTAGACGCCGCCCTCCGTGACCGAATGCGCAGCGTAGTGGCGGTTTGGTGTTGTGTGAGCTACAAGTGGAGACGAGGCTAGATTGCCTCTCGACGGATCCACAACTGGAGCAAATGCTATGGATTTCACTAACAACCCTGAAGAGTTCCCAGTTTTCCTAGCCACAGTAAAACGTCAATGGGGTTATGCGTCGGAAAAGCTTTTGGATCTGGTACCGCACTGGCAGGAACTTTCTGAAAAATATTTCGCGAGTCTTGCAGAGGTGAGTCTTGTAGCAGATGAGCAGCGCATTGACGGAAAAGTACTGGGCAAGGCATTTGCTCTTAAGCTCGGTCATATAACCATTGGGAAGTCGGGTTACACGGAGGCGGTGCTTCTCCTTAATCAGGAAGATGGGGGGAAATTCGAGCTAGACCGTTTCCACGTTGATCAAAATGGGATGATCTTGGCTCCAGGAGGAGAAACGCTTCTCGACACTAACGATCGCCATTACAGCTACAAAATATTCACCTCCATCCTTCGTGCGGTTATCGAAGCACCGCTAGTCGTGAAATCCTGAGTTACCCAGCTTTCATTCTTCGCCGACTCACCCAGCTAAGCTGATTCGCAACTCCTCGCGTTTGTAGGCAAGCTCCAATTTCCGCGACACGTTTTCGGGTATCACGTATTCGTGTCGCGGCGGGATGAGTAGGGGAAGGGCGCCGCCCGGGCCAAGGCCGTGCAGGTGGTGAATCATCAGCGTCATTGCCTCGCCAGGTTCTTCGATGCCGCTCCAGGCCATCAGCTCAGCAAGGGCTTGGCGTGTAGCGGGCAGGGTGTGGAACCGAACCTCTACTTCACCGCGGCTCTTCCTCTTCGCCGCGGATTTCTCTTGGCGCTCCGCGTTGCTCTTGGCCATGGCCTACCTCTTCAATTCCGCTGGCCGGCAAGTCCAGCCAAGTCTGTCGGCGGCGCGTGGCCGCCCGGTTGGTGGTTCGTTTCACGCTGCGACCTTCACCTGATTCCAGGCACCGGCGGCGTAGAACAGTTTTGCGGCCTGCGCCTCTTCCAGCGTGGTCTCGGCCGGGATGGCGATCCACCCCGATGCAAGAATGTGGTTCGGGTTGCAGCCGTTGCGCAGCTCCAGGTAGTAATGCTCAATCGCGTCCGTCAGGCGCTCGACCTTGTACATGCCCTGCGGCGAGATCTCCGTGGACTTCAGGTACTCGGTACCCAGCTCATCGCGGCACATCGCGGCGATGTAGATCGTCCAGTGATAGGAGAAATCGAAGAGGGCGTTGGCAATCGCCAGACTCCGGATCTGCCGGCAGCTCTTCCAGTTCACCATGATCTGGCTGCCGCTCGGGTCGATGTTCACCACCGCAACGTGGTTGGTGCTGAGCAGCGCCCGGCAACTGCGTTCAGCCCGGGCGAAACCGTTGTTGGGTTTGCGTTTCGATTTCATAGCGAGTCCGCCATCTTGCGCAGCGCCCTTCGTTCTGCGGCCGATATCGGCTTCGGGCGCCGCTTGAGGACCGTTTCAGGGTCTATTTTCTTCGATCGGGGCGGTGGCAGCGGATTGCGCGGCGGACTTTTCAGCTGGTCGATCTGTCCGCCGGCGGCCAGGTACTGGGCGATTCGTTCAGAGATCGACTCAGCGTCCGGCCGGTGCTGCTCCACCAGGTTGAGGTGGTTGCTGATCATGCTGCGATCCCCAATACCTGGTTCATGCGATCCTCGAGGATCTCGTAGAAGGTTTTCACCCGCTCCGAGAGCTTGCGGATCATTGCTTCGTCCCGGTAGGCGCGCTTGATGAAAAGCGGCATTCCCGGCCAGTAGCAGACGAAGTCGATCCACTCACGTTCTGAGACCCACAAGCCGCCCTGGCATTGGGCGACGTGCTCTTTCGGGATCTCACCGGCGAGGATTACCTCGACCTGCAGCTTCGGCAGCTTGGTCTTGATCTCAGTGAGACCCCTGTCGCCGATGAGCGAGTCGGGCGAGTAGCCGATGCCGTGGTTCAGAATGATGCCCACCTGGTGGGCTTTCACATCCTCGCGGCTTTCGTACAGGCCGCGGGCAATGCCCTCGTACTCATGGCCGCGCTCGGTGTGACGGTTTCCCTGAAAGGGATCAGCCGCTTCGCCGGTAATGCGCTCACCGATGAGGGTGTTCATGTAGGTGAAGGCCCCAGCTCCGAATCCCGCTTCGCCCTTGCCGTTCACCAGCAGGCTGTCCAGTTCGCTGCAGGTGATAATGCCCAGGCGCAGGTCCAGCCACGCCTGGGTGCCTTGCTCAACGTCACTGATGATCTTCATTGCCTTCCCCTTCAGGATTCTTCGCGTTCTGGTTTGCCGACTTGGTGAGCATGGCCAGCACCTGGTCGAACATGCATTTCTCGACTGCCGACGGCGTGCCGTGGATGCCCGCGAACGCTTTCTTGGCTTTCTCGCTGCACTTTTCCAGCAGCATGGCCAGTTGGGCAGCCTGGGCGGACGTGACGCGCGGGGTAACCGCTGCACCGCCGCCATTGCCGTCGTCGTCCTCGCCGGTGGTGGTGAAGTTGAGCAGGGCGCCGGCGGTGTAGCGCTTGCCGTAGCTCACGCTTGAAGCGACCGCCTGGACGCCGTTCTTGCTACCGCTGGTGTCGGCTGGCAGCAGCAAGGAAGTGGTTTCCCGGTGGCCGCCGCGATGGCTCAACACGCCTTCCACTTCGATCCCGCGTTCATTGCGCGGCGTGCGGAAGGTGATCGCGAAGCCGTGCCGGGCCAGCACCGGCTTGATCACCTCGTTGATGTCTTCCCAGAGCGCGTAGGTGCTCTGGATACGGCCGTTTTTGTCCTTGATGCCGCCGCGCTCGCCGATCACCGGCAGTTCCTCCTGCATGCGGGCCAGCGCTTCGTCGTACTGCTGCTTGGCCTGCTGCGCCTGGAAGCGTTCATGCATCGCCATCAGCCGTTCCATCTTGTCGATGTCAGCATCCGGAGACATCGCCACCTGCTGGATTATCGACATGATTGTTGCCGATTCGGTTTGAACGGCCGGGACGCGCTCGACCTTTTCTGTCACTGCAAGATTGCTCATGGCGACCTCAGTAGCTGATTGAAATGGCGGGAATCTTGCGCTGGGCGATCAGAGTGATTGCCTGTTTTGCGCATTCCTCAGTCATGCCACCTTCGATGAAGGCTTCAAGAGCGGCGCGGTTGATCTGCTTTTTGTGTTCCAGATCGGCCTCGCGCGCCTGCTGCTGGCGAAGGATCTCGGCAGCAGCAGCGTCGGCGCGACGGCGCTCATCCTCTCGGGCGAGCTCGATATCGCGCTCTGCTTGCAACGCAGCGGCTTGGCGCTCTTGCTCCGCACGCTGCTCGGCGGCAATGCGATCGGCTGTGGCCTGGGCCGCCGCACGCTCAGCTTGCTCTGCCTGCAATTGCAGTTGCAGGCGCTGACGTTTAGCTTCCGCCTCAGCATCGCGGGCGGCCTGTTCGGCGGCACGCTGTGCTGCGGCTGCTTGATCCCGAATCTCCTGTTCGCGGCGAGCAGCGGCCTCACGTTCTGCTTCGGCTGCCTCCCGGGCGATCTGCGCATCACGATCGCGCTGGGCCTGCGCTTCAGCTTCTGCGCGCAACCGGATCAGTTCGGCCTGTTCGGCTTCGTACCGGGCCCGCTCGACGTGCAGGCTGCGCAGCTTGATTAGCGTCTGATCTTTCGCCTGGGCGGCTTCTGCCAGGAACTCTTCCCAGCTATCGCCGATTTCAAGCAGTTCGAGATCGGCAATGACACTGGCGAGGTGTCCGGATGTTGGCGCCTCGTCGAATATGGCCAAGTCCTTGATGCGCTGGATGGCGTCGACGTGTGCATCAGTCCGGGCCAGCTCTTTCTGCTCCCAGTCTGTCAGCGGCTGGCGGGTGGCATCACGCAGCGCGTCCATTTTGTTGACGAAGTCGCGCAGCTCGGCCTCCACCACCTTTGGCATTTCCTTCAGGCGCTTCAGGTAGTCGCGACCTGGCTTTTCGACGGCAGTTTTCGACTTGCTGACCTTGGCGGCCAAGGAGGCTATGCGCTCGCGACCCTTGCGAGTCGTCAGGTCTGGCACTTCGGCGGTGACTTCCGCCTGCACCGCGTCGAAGAACTGGCCCAGGCCACCGGCGACGTAAATGGCTGGTGCGTTTTCGGCGCTGATGTCATCGATCTTGATCACTTGCTGTTGTGCGGACATGGGAAATCCTTGCCGCGCCCAGCGCAGCGATTGAATGCTTGGTTTATTGAGTGATGCGGTCGGCGAGGGCGCTGAGCAGCATCAGGAAGGTGAAGATACCGATGGCGGAGAACGAGCCGCGCCGGATCAGAAGTCGGCGGGCCAGCTGCCGGGAGGTCAACGGAACACCCGGTAGGTGGTGGACTGCGGAGGCTGGCAGGTGCTGGAAGAGTCACGCGCCACGTTGTAGCCGGCCATGATCAGCAGCAGGCCGCCGGCGAGAACCCAGAACATGATTTTCATGACCATGGCCTCAATTGCTGTAACACAAGTTCATGCAGCGCCTTGCCGTCGCGGCTCAAGCGCTGCCCTCGGAGCTGCCACTTTTTCGTGCTTGGCCAGCAATCGATCATGCGTCCGTCGGGTAGCGTGAGTACGATGTGATAGCCGTTGTTGTGCCTCTTGTGAGAGAGGCCAGTACGAGCCAGCCAGACGTCAAAGCGCTGCATGGCCTCAGCTTTCATTCGCCTTTTGTGGCCCTCGGGGTTGGGCCCGCTGCCTTCGCCGCCGCAGTTGCGGCAGCAACGCGGAAAACCAACATCTTCACCGATTGGCTCGAAGCAGCTCATGCAGTGGCTGCCGTCGGCGACGTTGTCTTCGTAGAAGCTCACGACCGAACCCTCGCGGCAATGCGTCCACCTTTCATGGTTACCGACAGGCGCTGCGGGAGGCTGGAAACCAGTTCCTCGCGCTTGCGGCCGATCACCTCGTTGAACGGAAGGCCAAAGCCGAGCAAGGCGATCTTGTGTTCGATGTCGTCCAACTGCTCATCAATCAGCGATTTAACCGGTGCCGTACTCATGCCGTCTCCTTGCGCTGCTGACAGACGTCGCGCAGCCGCTTGCAGTAGTGGTTGAACTCGTCGATGGTGATCGCGCCATCTGTGAATAGGCGGGTGATCAGGCCCTGGACCAGCAGGCTGATATCTTCTTCGCCGGCTGGTGCTGACACTCCATCAAGCGCCTGATCGATCAAGATGTGCGGGCTCAAAACCCACACTCCTGCTCAACGCGATCGCTTTCGCGCTTTGCATCGCGGTATTCGTTGGCGTGCACCGCGACCAAGTCGCCAGCGAGCGACCGAATGATCTGCGCATCACCGCCGACGGCTTCGACGGCCCAGGTGTGCAAGATGCCGCCGTCGCCGCGCCGGACCAACTCGATCAGGATTTTCTCGATGCAGCGGTCTGGGTCTGGGGTCGCGGCCATGTGATCCGCAAGCGCTTCCGGCAGGTGATTAGCGTTGACCAGGACCTTGCTTCGGCCCACCGGATTCGGCGCTTCAATATGGCGCCGGCACAGCAGATCGTCGACCGACTCTGCCAGCCATTCCTGACCTGCATCGGTGTCGAGAAAATCGTCTTCCGGGATGAGCTTGCGTAGAGCTGACATGGTCGTCTCCAGGGTGGCGGGGTGTTGATCCAACAAAACTCGGATGCACTCATCCGCTCCGCTGGTTGCCGTTGGGCGCGGAGGGGAGTGCATTCGGGTGGTGTTGCGAAGGGTGACTATCTTTACGCGATAGCGTCTATACAGCTCTGCGCAAAGAAGTAATAAGGACGTTACGTGGTTCGAAGAGCAATTTTACTGGTGCTGATTGCCAGTCTGAATGGGTGCATGGCAACAGCCATGCGTATGGATTATGACAAGCACCGATGCCCCTATATCGGCGTACGATTTGACTGGTGGTTGGTAGGTACGTCCAAAGGAAAACTGATTCCCTTTTTACTGATCGACGCGCCGTTTTCTTTGATAGTCGATACCGTCTTTTTTCCCTTCGAATACCAATACAGCTGCAACCTTTGAACTGTCATCCGTCCACACCGATGTGATCTCACCGGGCGCAATCACCATTCAGCGGAGGGATAGCGCTTTAGGTGGCCGGTATGCTCATAGGGACGCTTCTTAGTGGGGCCGGCGATGGAGTCTTAGTCCGAGCCGCCGGCAACGAGCATGGTTACTCTACGGTGCAAATCCAGCGGTGGTTATGCCGGTAGGGCGCGCGGGTAAAGTGGACATCTGAGACCAAACTCATCCCGCGCTGCTGGAGCGCCTCGGTCAGTTGTACG